CGCCAGTTGCAGCGTGTCGCCCTGGCACAGGCCAATCGCGGCGGGGAGACGGCTCAGGCGGAGGTCGTAAAAACGAAGGCGTTGACTCATAAGGTCTGGTGGGCTATGCTCTGCATGTGACTAGGTCAGCTCGTCGATGATTTGCGACATCATTATCAGGAAGAACTGGCGGCACATTTAGCGTTCGCTGCATAGAAGCATCTTCTTACTTAAATCGGTTTAGTCAAGCGTTAGAACCCGTTCAGCGTTCCGGTAAAGGCGATGCTCTCGCCGCTTTTGCCGACCTGAGAAATGCCGACGATATAGGTCCCCGGTCCGGGAAGCGTGAAGGGCAGGGTATAAACCCCCACCCCAATGGCGGTGGTGTTGTTGTAGAAAATGTCCGTGTAGGAATTCCCCGACTGCTGTTGAACCGTCACGGCCACGGCGGGCAGTGAACCCGACCTCGATGAAATATTGATCTGGATGCTGCAATTTCTTGAGCCGCCGGAGGATTCCACCACGGTTCCCTGCAACGTCGTGTTCCCGCTGGGGCCGGGAAACACCAGCGCGGCGTTGAATGTGCTGGTGGACCCGGAGAACTGCCCGCTGTAATTGTTGCCCAGCACGGTGTTCCAGGCAATGGACCCGGAGATGGGCGGCGGCTTGGGTCCGGGTGCGGGCGTGGGCGGCTTGGCTGGCGGGGTGCTGGAGTTGCTGCTCACAGCGCATTGGGGCTGGGCGGAAGCCGCGCAGGCGTCGGCGGCGGCCTGGGACACGGAGGACTGGCAGATGCCCACACAGGATTGGTCCTGGAAGTTTGATCCCAGCGGAGGCGGGTTCTGGGGATTGCCAAGGTTGATCCCCAGAAAGAAATCCAGGTCGGGGGCTTCGGCGCTCAGGTTGGTGTAGTCCGGCTCCAGGCACGGTGTTGAGTTGGGGCAGGGAATCAGCATACCAAACCTTCGTAGAGTTTCCGCTGCCGGTCAATGCCGTGCAGGAATATGCCCCGGACTCGGCAGGTGCCTTTGATGGTGAGCCGGGGCTGGAACTGATACCCGATGAACGCGGGCCGTCCGGTCCAGGCGTTGCACTGCTGGGGTGGGTGCGGCAGGGTGATCGTGGATTTGTAGCCCGCGCCCAGGGTGGTGGGATAGGGCGTGGCGGGGATGGTTTCTCCGGCGCGCGCGGCGCACACTTTCCAGGCGTGCCACTGATACCAGCAGGCGTCGGAGTCGGGCCGGTAGTCCAGGGTCATCTCCACCGTGCCGTAGATGTTGTCCAGCCACAGCTCCAGGCTGACCAGCTCCTTCAATTCCAGTTCCCGGCCCCAGGTAAAGGCGGGGAATTCCACCACCCATTCAATCCGGTTGTCGCCGTTGTCGCGCTGGTTATTGGTGGTCAGCTCCCATAACTGCAATGACTGGTCCACGCGGCTGATGACCAGGGCGAAGGCGCGGTCCAGGCCGCCATAGTCCCCCTCGAACAGTTGCAGGATGTCCAGGCCGGAAAGGACCCCCTCCCAGGCCGGGGGCAGCGAGGCGTTGAGGGTGGAGATGGCGTCAAAGTTGAGCGGGACCAGCAGGGGGTGGGTGACGCCGTAGGTGCCCATAGTGGGGGCGGCAGTCTGGATCACCCGGTTGTCGAAGTAGATGCCCGAGGCGGCCCATAGCAGGGTGCGGTCGTTATTGGCAATGGCGCGCTGCACGTTCACCGAGATGGGAACATTCCCCCATTGGGTGGAGTTGCGGATGATGGCTTGCAGGCTTTGGATGGAAGGCTGGAACGTCTGGAAGATGAGGTCCTGGTTCACCGCCACCACACAGCGGTCGCTGGTGGACCCGGTGGAGACCTGGATGCAAAACATCAGCGGCTGGTTGCTGGTGTTGGCCCCCTCCCAATCCGAGCGCGTCACCGGCACCTGGAGCGCGTAGATTTGTTCCCGGGTGAACAGGTAGAGCAGGCCCTGGCCCAACTGCGTGTTCAGGTTGGCGGCGTAGGCCAGAGCGCGCAGGTTGCCCGCTTGGCTGGGAATGGTAAAGCCGTCGCCCCCCACCGCCAGTGGATTTTCCGTCACGTAAAGCACGGAGTCGGTATAGTTGTAGGCCGCGCTGCCGGACGCCTGGTTCCCCACAATGTCCCCCGCCGTCACCTTCCTGCCGTTCTGGTCATACCACAAACGGCCCATGTAATAGCACATGGGGCCGGAGGCGGGAAGCTGGTTGTAGGTGGAGTTGTCGCTGGGGGTCGGCGTTACCGTTCCGTTTCCCTGCTCAAAGAACTCTATGCCCACCGGAATAGTGTAGCTGCCCTGCAAGTAATAGCCGAAGGCGTTATACACGGTCGCGGTGAAGGAGGACCCGCCGCCGTTGTTGGCATTGACCAGCAGAGCCAGACTGTTGGAGGTTATGTTGGACGGGTCGTTCTCCCCAAACACGTAGATATACTGGCCCAGCGTAAGGGTGGCGGGCTCGCTCAGGTTGAAGGTATAAACCGCTCCCGCGTTGAACAGATTGACGTTGACCGGGGAGGTGAGGTCGCTGATGGAGGTGTATCCTCCGGTGGTGACACCGCCATTGGCCGCCGCCGGGATGTTGTTGGGGCTGATGATGCCGCGCGACCTGACCAGCGTGGTCCCGTCCCAGAACAGCGGCAGGGTCACGTAATCCCCCGCCTGCACGATCAGGAACTGTTCCGCCTGTTCCAGATACATCTGCTGGATGTTGGCCGGCATGGTGAGGTTGAACTGAGCCGAGAGGTCGGTCACCGCCAGGCTGTCCACATTGGGGGCCATGTAAAGGTGTCCGTTCATCATCCACATCGGGTAGGGATAACCCGACAGCGGCTGGTATAGAAATCCGCCCTGGTAAAAGCCAACCTTGCCCGAGGCGATGAGTGTTCCCAACGGCTGCCAGCCTCCCCGGGGGCTGATGCCTCCGTTGCGGATGGTGCCGTTGACGAGCCAGGCGAGCATGTTCCGGGGCAGCCCGTTGGGGTTGAAGTCGCTCTGCATCGTGGTGACCAGATGCGAGTCCACGCCCTGGGAGAAGTCGAGGGTTCCGTCGGGTCGGGTCACTGCGCTTTCGGAGCCTTTGGGCATAAGCTAACCTGACCATCGCCCATTGCGGCCCGGTTGGCAACAGGGTATGTTGGCCGCGTTGAAACTGGCCGACTTCTCTAAATACGGTTTGAAATGGCCGCCCGGCATAACGCCCCTGGACATCGAGCTGGAGATGCTGCGCCACGGCGGTCGCTGGAAGAAGAAGGACGGAACACTGGCGGGAGAGGGCATGGAGTTCCACTTCAAGGAGGCTATGAATCTGCTCTGGCCCTGGATAAAATGGCACGCCTGGGCAGAGCTCCAGCTCAAGTGCTGGATCAACTACCGCATCATCGGGCAGATCGGATGCGCCAGCTCGGGCAAATCATTCGTCTCCTCGGCCTGCGCGCTCACCGACTACTACTGCCACCCCAACTCCACCACAGTCCTGGTCTCCTCCACGACGCGCGAGAGCCTGGAGATGCGCGTGTGGGGCGAGATCAAGAAGCTGCACAAGTCGGCCAAGCAGCTCCATCCCGACCTGCCCGGCTACCTGATTGAAGGACGGCAGCGCATCGTCTCGGACCCGCGCAACGAGGCCGCCGATGGGCGCGACTTCCGCAACGGATTAGTGGGGGTGGCTTGCAAGCGGGGACAGTCTTTCCAGGGCATGGAGGAGTATGTCGGCATCAAGAACAAGCACCTGCGCATGATCGCCGACGAGCTGCAATTCCTGCCGCGTCAGTTCGTGGATTCCATCTCCAACATGAACAAGAACACGGATTTCAAGTGCGTGGGGTCGGGCAATCCCAAGGACACCACCGACGCCCTGGGCGTGCTGTGCGAGCCGGCGGCGCACCTGGGAGGGTGGGACGGAGGAATTGACCAGTCGCCCGACACCAAGACCTGGGAAGGTCGGTTCCCCAACTCCATCGTCATCCAGCTTCCGGGCAGCGACTCGCCCAATCTGCTGGGCCAGTTGGGCATCCCGCTCATCACCCAGGAACAGATCGACGCTGACATCCGGTTCTACGGCAAGGATTCCATACAGTATTCGATGATGGACGAGGGGCGGATGCCGCGCGGCCTGGGCAACAAACGCATCATCACCCGGCAAATCTGCCTCAAGCATTATGCGATGGAGGAGCCGCAATGGCTCAACCGTTCCACCATCAGCCTGGGCTGCATGGACGCCGCCTATCGCGGGACCGGCGGAGACCGCTGCGTGTTCATGGAGCTTCGGTTCGGGCTCGACACGCAGAGAAAATCCATCATCGCCCTGATCGACAGCCTGGTGCTTCCCATCACCGACTCCATCAAGGAATCACCCGAGGATCAGATCGCCATGAAGGTGCGCGACGAGTGCGAGCGCCGGCTGATCCCGCCCGAGCGGTTCGCCTTCGACACCACCGGTCGCGGCAGCCTGATGAGCGCCTTGTGCCGCCTCTGGTCGAGCGCCGTGGTGGGCATTGAGTTTGGCGCGCCCGCCACAGATCGTCCCGTGTCGGCGGGCATCGATGTGCCCTGCAACAAGTACTACTACAACTTAATGTCGGAGATGTGGCACTCGATGCGACACCTGATCGAAGCCGACCAGTTCCGGGGCATGACAGACGAGGTGATGATGGAAGGCTGCGCCCGGGAATGGGGCCATGTGGGAGGCAATAAAATCCAGGTTGAGCCCAAGGACAAAATGAAGTTGAAGACCGGCAGAAGCCCCGACCTGTTCGACGCGCTGGTCTGCGGCCTGGAACTGGCCCGCCGGCTGGGGTTCAAGATCGAGCAGATTGTGAACCAGCCCGCCTCGGCCCGGAGCGAGCAGTGGAAGAGGGAGCTGCGAGACCGCGCTCGCGCGTTATGGTCGGACCACGCGCTGTCCTACCGCACCTGAATTCGGACCACGAACCAGTAGTTGGTCCGGCTCTGGTGCCTCGACACCTGGATAGACTGGAGGTTGGTGGAGTTGATGGGGAAGGAAGCGGACACCCCCGCCGCCTGAACCGCCGCGATGAGTCTGTCCATCTGAGTTGAGGACAGGTAAAGCGGCGCGACATTGGTGGTGCTGGTGATCTGGTTGGTGAAGACCAGCGGTTGGGAGCTGGCGCTCAGGGCGGCGAACAGGAACAAGGCGGCGATTTTATTCATATCAATACAGGTTATACTTGGTCCGCAGACCGTATTCAATGTTGGTGATGGTGGCGGAGGAAAGGACGTTGGTGTAAATCTGGAGTTCAGCCAGCCAGAAGGGGCTGGCCCCGTTCGGAGTATAGTCGGCTCCCAGGGTCAGCGACTGAACGGTGGTGGTGCTTTGAGCGGCGCTGGCGAGGGTTCGTCCATTGAGGCGGTAAGCTGAGGTGCCGTTGGTGTAGAGGAACGTCGCCAGAACCCAGTCCGGCGGGCTGCCGACTGTGCTGATCAGTCCGCTGCCGCTGGCGAAAATCTGCCAACTGCCGCCGCACTGCAACAGAATCCGATTGCCGCCGCCGGAAGTCTGGCTGTCCAGCAGCGTCACCTGCGGGCCTTTAAGCACGGCAAATACGCTGATCGGACTGACCAATCCCAGGCTTCCCTTGCTGATGAGATTGGCCACTGACGGGCTTCCCGAGCTGTCGATATAAACGCATGGGTAACCGTTCGGCCCCAGGTTGGCTTCGTAAAACGGCGTGCTGGCCGGACCGCTGGGCTTGTTGGTGAGGTCCACATGGTTCGGACTTTGGTCCAGCCAGGCTTTCACCGGCTGCCCTGTGTTGGTCGCCAGAGTTGTGCCGTAGTCCTGATACACCCCCTTCTCCGCCGTGAGCCACACCTTCATGCCCGACTGAACTGTGCTGGTGAAGTTGTTGATGGGTGGGTAGGTGAAGGAGATGTTGGCCTGGCCGCTGGCGTTGGTACCCGTCACTGAGATGCCATTGCCGATGAGGTTGAGGGAGGACGCATTGCCGGACAGCGCGGTGCCGTTGGTCATTACCGTAGTGAGAGTGCCGATGCCGCCGCCTCCGCCGGTGGGCCAGGAGGTGATGGTAACGCCGTTCAACGTCATGGAGGTAACGGCGGTGACGTTTCCGCCCGAGATAGAATCGCCAGAAGCGTCGCCGAAGGATAGGCCCGAGATAGTGCCGCTCGCACCAATCACGACCGCACTGCTGAAAAAACTCAAATTGCCGCTCGAAGAAATATTGCCGGTAGAATCAATCGTGAGCGCACCGTCGTAAAAACTCAAGGGCTGTGTTGAGTCCTGAATCCAAAGACCGGCGCAGTCGAGGATGTAGCAGCTTCCAGCCCCCTTGCTGCTGGTGATATATCCGCCGGAGGTATCCAGAGCAAGATTTCCAAGACCAGGATTTAAGGCAAGGCTTCCGATATTAACACCGCCATTGACGCTAAGATTCCCTGCAACGTCCAAGGTTCCACCACACCCAACATCCCCGTTTGTATCAACCGAGAACGTCCATCCCGAAGAAGTGCCGACTTGCAGCATTTCACTTCCGCTCAACACCAAGTTCACATTGCCCGATCCGTCCACCGTCCACGGCCCGGAGCCGCCTCCTCCGCCGCCATTGGTGATGGCGGTGGAGCTTATCATCACGTTCGCTTGTCCTCCCACATTGGTGGCTCCCACCCAGATGTTGGTCCCGGCGATGATGTTCACGCTGATCACGTTTCCTGATAAGGCGTGCCCATTGGTGAGCACGGTGATGCCGGCGATGCCGCCGCCGGTGAACAGCGAGCCGTTGACGTAAAAATCCATGTCCTTGTTGATGCACACGTATCCTTCCACCTCGTTCACCTCAATGCCAAAAGGAGTGCTGGTGGGCGGATTATTGTTATATGGCCCGCCGATGGCCGCGATCAATCCAAAGCTGCCCAAAGCCACCGCTCCGTCTTGCAGGAAATAAACCCCGGACGGCTCCGGGTTGGCACCGTAAGTGGCCGCCAGGGCGGGGCATTCGATGCCCGCCATCGGGGATTCCCAGGCATACCCGGACCCTATGACCGAGCACGGATATGAGTCGCCCCATATATGTAGAAAAACGGAATTGTCACTTAGAAAATCCAAGGTGGGTCTGGTGTAGGCTGCTGCGCAAGGGGCGGTGGAATAATAAAACGAGAACGCTGGAGAGTTGGAGGCGCTGGAAGCATTCATCGTCATCGTTCCCGGGCCGAACCCGGTGTATCCCCCGGGACTATTGGGGGTCACGTCGGACAACAGCAGGGAGAAGGGAAAGGTGGGGGTATCCGGTTCCGGTGCCAGGCTCTGAATCCAAACACCAATGTTGTTCTTGGAATTGATGAAGGGCGTCCCTTTCGCATAGGCGAGCTGCCAGAAGGGGTCAACGTATGGAGCGGCCCCGTTTATGGTGACGTGCTGCAAAGCCGAGTCATAGGTGAAGTTGATTCCGGTGCCGGGCAGCATGAAGTATTGCTGGGCCTGTTGGGCGTTGCCGGATCGCTCCCAGTTGTTGAACCAGTAGGATGCCTGGCCCATTGCGGAAACGGAGCACAGCAGCAGGGCGGCTATGATTCTTCGCATGGGCCACCCTCGCCTATGGGAACGAAACGGTCAACTCGTAACCAGGGCGAGATCACTCCGCAAGGTGGCCAGGTCAAATCCAGACGGGGCGATCCCCGATCCGTTCAGCACGTCGGGCGAGAGAATCACGTAGGCCTCATCGCAGAAGAGAGCGGCGAAGGCCCAGGACATCAGCACCACCTGGCCCCACGTCACGACGTAGAGGCCGCTCTGGTCATACTTGCACGCCATGACCATGTGTCCGTTCTCGGGGTCCGGCTGCCATTGGGGCGAACTTTCCTGTCCGGGAGGCACCACCCACTGTGGCAACGGACCGTCGGTGGTGGGCAGCACCGCGTCCGGCAGTTGCATCCCAAGGTAGAGACAGACAAACAGGTCCAGTCCGGTCATAAGCTCGTTCTGTTTGGTCGGGTCGGGCTGGACCCAGGCCCCGATCTTGTGGCCGCTGATCCCGGTGTCGCGCCAGTAGGTGAGCGCGGACAGTGGGTCGGTGCCCTGGTCGGTGGAGGGGTCGCCGGGAATGTATCCACCCACCGCTTCGTAAGCCGACAGCACGTCCGCATCTGGCGGAACGTATAGGCCGGTTCCGTTGGCGGTCCAGGCCATCTCGCAATGGGCGGCGGCCGCCAGCACGCAATCTCCCAGCGAATCGTTCAAATCCATGCCCCAGGGCTGGGTCACCTTGGCGGTGTAATCCACGGAGTCGGGCGGCACCGGAAGCTCCAGCCCGGGTTTAAGGTAGCGCGCCAGCTTGAGTTCGCGGCGCTTGGCGTCGGGCAGGGATTTGTTCCGGCCCAGTTTGAATTTTAAGTTCGGGATCATATCCAGTCCTTCTCGTTTTGTTTTCTCCAATAGCTCCACAGGCCCAGCTCGGTCTTGTGAAACCCGTTGTCTAACATCTCCGATTCCGCGTCCGCCTTGGACCATCCCCGCTTTAACCGGTAGAGCGCCACCACCAAACCCGTTCGGTCGTTGCCATTCTCGCAATGCACGAGCGTGCCGGGAACGATGGCGTCCACCGCCCGGTGCAGCTCGTCATTGTCGGGTTCCACCAGTTGGTCCCACAGGTTGAGGTCGAACTGCTGAATTGTGATGCAGGGTCCCAGGCTATCCGTCCCGCTGTTCAGCTTGACGGCTCGGGTGATGCCCAGTCCGGCCAGCTCAGAAATCGAATCCGCCGTGGGGGGCGGCTGGCCCGAGCGATAGACCCCCGGCTCCACGCACAGCAGGTGGGGGATGGCGCTCACTTGGCCGCCGCCGGACTGTTGGTGGCCGGCACCGAGTTGGTGGGGGCTTTGGCGGCAAAGGCCCCGGCCAGGGTGACAATGCCGCTCGACAAGGTGGCGATGCTCTGCTCGTCCGGGGTGGCGTTGTTCACGCTCAAGGTCATGCCGGTGCCGTTGGAGTAGGACCCGTTGGACAGGTCTTCCAGGAACGAGCTGACTTTGATGGAATCTGAATTGGCGACTCCGGCCGCCGTGGTGGTGGTGCGGGTGGCGGTTGCGCTCACGCATCCGATCAGGGCAATCAGCAAGGCGACGGAAACGACGGCGATCAATATTTGTTTCATAGCGGTTATGCTTTGGGAGGCGCGGGGTCGTTGGGCTTGTTGGTGCCAAAGAGCAAGGCCCCGGGAATGCTCTGGCCGTTCTTCCAGGCGTAAATGAGCCGGCATACGGCGACGACGGCTCCCGCCACGGACAAGATGACCACTGCCGGCCCCTGCCACTTGGGCGGAAGCTGGCTGAGGATGTCGGGAATCGAGTTGGTGTTCGTCATACAGGGAAGCCTAATCTCAGTTTTCAGGCATGTCAACAGTGTTTCGCCAGGCTGTTGGTTAGTGGTTCTCCTGCTCTCACCAATCCGTTGACAATCGCCCAGTGCGTAAGCAACACTCGATTGGTAAATCCCAACCGCTCTTTTATACTGTTGCCGTTGTAAAGTCTCGCTTCAACAGCTTTCAGTTTGCCAATCGCCTTGTGCGGTTTCCCCAGCGCAATCTGGCGCACCGTCTCAAGCTGCAAGGGTGTAAGAGCACGGTCACTCATTGCATCCTCCTTGTTTCTACCGCGTTGGTTCCGCGCCAGTAGAGCTGTGTAATGGGGTTGGTCACACTCACTGTCCGGTTGGTAGTCACCGTCCACGGCCCCTTCGGCGTGCTCGCGTAGGACAGCGGCCCGGAGGCGGTTGCCGTCACCACCACGTTGGTCAACTTGAATTGAATTGTCGCCGTCGTGTTGCTCCCCATCTGGACCGTGTTCGTCAGAGCGTAAGGCTGCAAAGCCCACGCCAGCACGTTGCTCGACGGCCCCGTCGGCGGGTTCGTGCAGGGCCAGTCACTGTTCGTAGCGAACGAATAACCTATCGTTACCGACGCCGCCCCCGTCGAGTTCGTGTAGAGCAAGCTGAGAAGGTCACAGTTGGTTTGGCCTTGGGGGCGAAGCTGGAATGAATAAACCGGGTAAGCGTGCGGGGGCACCACCACCAGTGGAGGTGTCAGCATCGAAAGCACAGACGCGGACAGCTTCGGCGGCGCGTTGGTCTGAGTCACCGGAATCGTAGGCCCTTTCCCGACGGGGATAGAGCAACCAGACAGGAGCAAGACCAGCGCGAGCGGGAGATATTTCACAGCTTCTTCTCTTACTGTGTGCAATCCTTGTTATGGACGCGCACCGGCTCTCCACGACATGGCAAGTCGCCAATCTTTCTTTCAACGGCCTCGACCCGGTCAATGAGCTTCTGGAACTTCCGACCACCGAGCCACACGACCGCCACGACGGAGAGCACGGTGGGCAGGCTGACGTAATCCTTCTGGATAAACTCGCCCGCAGCGGTCGCCGCGCCCACTAGGATGGGTCCGGCCAGATGATTGATGAGGGTGGAGAGGGGCATGTTAGTCTATGGTCAAGGCACGTAGATTACGTTTGATGGGGCGCTCTCTACCGCAAGGTAATCAGTCCCGTTTCCGGTCTCGGTGGCATACACATAAACATGGTCTCCTGATGTAAAGGTGCTCCAAATATATGGGGAGGCAAAGGCCACAGTTGCCCCTACTTGGTTCCAAGGTCCGGTCGGGTTGTCAGACGCGTATAGCTTTATAAACCCGCCAGCATCTCCGGTTCCGTTTGTGGTCTGAGTAAAGTATCCAGAAACCTCGGGAGACAATGTTGGAGCCGGTGGAGCTGTCAGAGCGGGAGGCGGCGTCGGAGCGGCATTAGCGAGCCACTGGCACAGTAGGTAAATCGTGATGGCGTCGGAGCTGGACCGGCAACTGTCCAGACAGGCGGCCTGCTGGGCCAGATAGGTTGGGTCGCAGTTCACGCTATGCTCCTGAAGCGTTCGCTATGGCGCACAGCAAATAGTTCATCACCGCCGGCTGCATCCCTTTGGGGATGTAGGCGTCGTAGCACGCGGCGTTGAGGGCCAGTTGCTGCGGAGTCAGTCCGGTGCCCGCAATCTGGTTGAGCAGGTAGATGATGACCGCGCCCTTCTCGCCGTCGGGAATCATCCCGTCGTATTGGGTGGCGGCCAAGGCCAGCGAGGATGGGTCACAGGGGATGGGAGTGGCCATAAAATCATTGCATGAGACCGCTCATAGGCGAGGGCGCGGCGGCCTGCTGTGGAGGGGCTTGGGGCGGAGGCTCTTCCTCCTTTTCCTCGCCTTCCCCGGCGACTTTGCAGAGGTAGCTGTCCTCCAGTGATTGGACCACCTGAAGCGTGACAGTCTCGCCCGGCTTCAGGTCCTGGCCGCCCAAGGCCGCCTTGGGCACCTGGCAGGTCTGGGAGTCGTCCTGGGTTTTCTCGGATTCAGTGTCCCCTTTGGGGGCGGCTTCAGGAGAGGCGGCGGGTTCCGCGTCCTCGAAATAATTGCTCTTGGGCGGCAGCATAGTGGCCTTTCGTTGGGGTGATTATAGCGGAGAAGGGAGCCGGCAGCAACCACCAGCCTGCCGGCCCCCGTCATGCACCCAACCCTTATTGGTCAGGAGGATTCGTCGCCGTCTCAGGAGGAGAGGTCTGCGGCTGTTGCGGCCCCAGCGGTCCATCACCCGTCCCGGTCGGAGGAGGAGTGCCGGTCCCGGTAGGAACACCAGGAGCGAATGGAGCGGGCCAGCCGGCGGGCAGTGCGCCCGTGAGATACGGAGCGCCCGTGTCCACGCAGGTGGGCAGCGCGCTGTTGTAGGTCTGCGGAGGATAACCCGGATCGGCGCTGCAAGTGTTGACTGTCGGGATGCAGAACTGCTCGCGCTTGTGGAAGAAGACTTCCGCGAACTCCGTGTGGAGCGGGCGGACGTAATACTTGAACCACGAGATGAACTGCCCCTTGTTTTCCCACTTGTTGCTGATCGTGTTGCCGGATTGATCGGCCCCCAGATCGTGCATGGCAAACCGCCATTTCCCGCCGAAGTCCCGGTGACCGAATGGCATCTCGGGGTTCAAAGGCCGGGCGTCGGGCACCAGCAATTCCATCGCTTTCTTGTGCCAGATGTAGCTGATGGCGAAGTGGGCCGCGTCGAAGGCCGGATTCTCATCCGAGCCCAGGCCCGCCGCGCCGCCCGCGCCGGTCGTGATGCCGTTCACATACGGCAGAACCACCTGGTATTTGTAGCGGTTGGGGGCGTAGGTGGGGCCGAGGTCGGCCACGAAGTTGAACCGGAGGCTCATCTCGTCCACGCGCACCATGAAGTTGCCGATCTGGCCGGAGAAGCCATACCGCCAATACTTCGTGGTCTCGTTGAAGTTCTCAAAGCGCCAGTTGCCCAGCACGTTGGGAACGTCGTTATTGCCCAGGCCACCGCCGCCCGCGTTGACGCCTTGCTGGCCGGAGAGGTGCTCCAGGCTCCAGCAGGTGTCCATGTCGGTCACGAGCTCGATGAAGGGCGAGGTGTCCTTGAAGGGATTCTTGCCGGCGTAACCGCGCCGCATGAGCGGGCTGAAACGGTTCTGGAGCATCTGCGGCACCAGCAGGAACACATTGTTCGGGTTGACCGAGCAATAGAAGTAACTCTCCTCGTCGTTATTGGGGCCGCCCAAGGAATTGTCAATGGGGCTGGTCCACTGGAAGGTGAACTGGTCCAGCGTGGCGTTGGCCACGTTGCGCTGCTTGGCCCACAGCAACGCGCGCTTGCGCAGGAAATTGCTGGAGATGGCCGTGGTGGCCGGGCGCAGGATGTCGTTGATGACCTGGCTGATGTGCTGCTCCGCGTGGGTGATGTGCATGTCCTGGTCGTAGCACAGGAGCGGAGTGGCCCACGTTTGCTGTTCGGCATAGTAGGTCAGCCGGTCAGCGCCCCAGCCGATCAAATGCTCGGCCGGGTCGCAGGGATTCCCAGTGCAGCCGGGTCCGTTGGCCACGACCCGGTTCCACACCTTGGTCGTATTGGGCCAAACCGCCCGGAAGCGGTCCTGGGTGATTTCAACCGGGGTGCCCATCGGGGTCGTGCCGGTTGAGACGTTGAGAAGCCATCCGTCGGTCGGGCGAATATCCTCCATGATCAGCTCGTCGAACTTGGGTGTCTGATCAACGAAGAACTGGGGAAATTCACACGCCTTGACGATGGAGTTTGATTCACCGCATGGTACTGCCATATACTTAGCTTTCTAAACAATGTTTCGTTCAGCAGGGTCGGGCAGCGCCTTGCGCTACTTCTCTGCTGTTGTTCAGAAGCTAATGGCGGCACTTGCGTCGCTTCCAATAAGCCGCGCCGGTTTGTCGGGTCGGTGGCCCGGACGGTTTGAGTCCGTCAACTGAGAGACCACTACTCTAACGCAATGGTCCTGTCAAACAAATCTTTTCAATGCGCCCGGGCGCGCAGCGCGGCGAACACCTGGTCTCTCGCGCTACCGGCTCCATCCGGCGCGGGCTGGTGCGGACGGTCCCCGGCTCCCGGGGTGGCCTCTTTGTATTTGCCCAGCTCGGCCTTCAGCTCGGCGATGGTGGCATCAGCCTTCTCCAATTGATAGACCAGCCGGCCAAAGGCGGCGGAGCGCTGGCGCACGGCGGCGTGAAGCTGCACCCCCGCCTGTCTCTGCTCAGGAGTCAGTCTCGGGTCCATCGTGTTGACGGCAAACGCCTGGTCGGCGATCTCGTAGCCCTTCTTGAGCCGGGCGTTGAGCTCGGCGTCCCCCTCGACTTCCTTGAAATACTTGCCCACCTTCTCGTCGGCCACGACCAGCTCGTTGGATTTGTCCCAGAGCGTCTTGACCGTGGAAGCCAGTTGATGCTGGGCCTGCTGGAACTGCTGTTGCCGGGTGGATTCGCGGGTCTCGCCGTCCTTGCGGGCCTGTTCCAGCGCCTTGTTCTGCGCGTCAAAGAGACTGCGGATTTCCTTGCGCGCGCTCATCACATCATCAGCGAAAGCGCCGAACGATGAGTCGGCCAGCTCACGAGCCTTGCCCAGCGGCATGTTCACCAGTTCCAGGAGGTCCTGCGGCTGGATGGGCCGCTCCTGCCCGTCGGCTCCCTGGACAGTCAACTCGCCCAGCTCAGACATCCACTTCTGCCAGGATTCCTCGTAGGGCTTCTGATACTTCTCCTTGAACTCCTCGCTCTTGGCGTAGTTGGTGAAGCGCAGCTCTTCCTGGGCGGCTTTCCAATCAGCCTCCAACTTGGCGGCTTTGTCGGTCAATTCCTTGGCCTTCTCCGGGGCCAGCATCGTCTTGCGCAGCTCGGCCAGCTCGGTCTCGGCTTTGAGCCGGGCGGCCTTGTGCTCGTCCACCAGCTTCCAGGGATTGGTCTTGCCCTTGCCTTTCTCCGGCTCCGGGGAGGGGGCCGGTTGTGCGGCGGCCCCCTCCGGGGCGGGTTCGGGAGAAGGCTCAGGCGAATCTTTCTTGGTGGCGGGAGCAGGAGTGGGTTCCTCTCTGGGCTCCGCCCCAACTTTTTTGCGCAAATCTCCGAACAACCTTTCCCGGGCGGAACCCTTTGGCGGAGGGGCAGGGGCCGGCCCGGCATCAATCGCGGCGGGCGTGACCTGAATCGGCGGCGCGGGATTGGGCGCGGGAGGAGGAGGCGTCGCGGCGGGCGCGGCTGGAGGGGGTGGTGCGACAGCGGATTCGGCCATAGGCTAGTTCTTCTTGTTGGCGGCTGGCATCTGCCGCACGTTGCTCGGCAGGTTGGTGGTGTCGGCGCGGGCGGTCGCCACGAAGGTCTCGGCTAGGTTGTAGAATATAGCCAGGAAATCCTTGGCCCCCAGCATCCGCAGATGAGCGGCGGCGCAGGCATTGAAGTTGGCCGGGTCGGTCCCGTTGGCCGCCTGGTGCTGCATCTCAGCCAGGGCGATCTCCAGCCCCTTGCGCACGGCGGGGTTCTCCACGACGACGTGGTGGGCCTCGATGTTCTTGGCTTCCTTGAGGAACTCGGCTTTGGGTGTGGGCGCGTAATTCATATCAGTAGTAGGCTATCTTCTTCTCTTTCTTCTTATGGCTGATCTTGATGGTTTGGGGTGAAATCTTTCCCGCCTTGGGCAGCTTGATCATCATCTTGCCGATCAACTTGAGCAGCGGCTTCTGCTGCTGCGGATGAATGGCTGGTACTCCGTGGGGGGCGGTGTAAGTTGGCAGATTGGGTGGTTGAGGGGCGTCGCTCATCAGAAGTATCGTTTCTTTTTCCGACGTTTATCCGGCCTGATAATCCCCTTCCTGGAGATCACCTGGTTGTCATAGACGGGCCGCTGGTCCACGAATGACTGGGGCGATCCGCCCTTGGCGGCTTTGGCAATGGGTCCGTGCTGGCAGCTCATGCAGGTCCCGCTCCGGTATTTTTGTCAATGGCGGCAAAGGCGTCCTCCGCATGAAACATTTCATTGATCGTCCGGCAGGTAAGTTGATTGACCCCTCCCATCACCGGTTCCGCCACAGTGGCGTTGCAGGTGGTGGCCCCCGGGACAATGCTGTGAAGCTTGCCAACGGTGATTTGGTTATTGTAACCCGTGCATATGACCGGGTCTCCTTCTTTGGCTTCGCGTCCGTTCTTGTAGTGCATATAGCGTGAATCTGAACTTCTTTTGCTGGTCTGTCAACAGGGAATTTAATCCGACAGAACCTCTTCCGGTTCCGGGACCGGCTGGTCGGTGAACTCCATGCCCTTGGATTCGGCCTCGTGGATTTCCTTGAGCAGCTCGGCCAGAGAGGCAAATTCGCATTTCAGCTCGCAGTGAAGCTTGTCCTTCAGATCACGCAACGATTCGATGGCGTCCTTCATTGTCTTGCCGGTGGCGCAGAGGTAGCCCACTTCCTTGCTGTGGTATTCGGTGATGGGGGCCAAGCAAAGCTTGCCGTCCGTCTGGCAGCAGAAGGAGGACTTCAGGTGGGATTCCACTTCCTCGTCCAGCCTCCAGGATCGCCAGTCGTCGCGGTCGGCGCAGGTCACCAGGGCCTGAACCACGAAGTCGTCCTCGGTCTCCGGCTCCACCATATGGCCCAGCGCGCCGCGATAGATAATCTCCCCCAGGTTTAGGATGATCAGGCATTCTCCCTGGGAGGGAGGGGAACCGAACCGGCAGGTGGGATCATTGAAGAAGGATTTCTTGTCCTCGGTGATGCGGACCTCGGTGGAAAACTTCATGGCCCCATTGACGGTCAACCGGTCCAGGATGGAACCGAAAGCTTCATTGGCGCAACGGACCTCGTCCGGCAGATCGGCGAACCGGGCCATCGTTCCGATAAACGCCTTGTCCTTGCATTCCATGCCGTGCAGAACGGTTTCCGGCCATTTTCCCCCCGCGCGCCAGGCGTCAATGCCGTCCTCCAGCTCGGTCTCGATGGCGTCAAAGACGTAGAAGATGACATGCTCCTTGAGCGGGCCGAAGCGCACGGAGTAGGAATCCAGTTCCCCCTCCATCTCGTCCCACGAGGTCCAGTGCATGGTCTCGAAGTCGCCCCGGTGTTTGTCGATCTTGATGTATTTGTCTTCCTGGTCTTTCAGGAAGAGCTTCAGGTTGGTGAGCCCTTTGATGATCCGGTGGGGAGGAACCGGCAGACCGGACTTCTCCAGCTCCCGAAGGAATAACCCCTTATTCCATTCCAGCTCTCCGGCGTCGCCACAGCCCCAAACCGGTATGCCCTGGCGGCGCAGCTCCCATTGCTCGTCGGCAAATCCAATATCCGGGAAGACGGCCAAGTCCACCTGGTCGCTGACCGCCCACAGGCTCTCCACCCGCTCCATCTCGGCGAACCCGTCGCCCACGGAGGTCTCGCGCATCAGCGGACAGTCTCTCTCTTCCTGGCTGGTGTAATAGACCTTGCCGTATTGCTCGCCCAGGGTCCGGGCCACATGGACGAACCGGCCATGATCCGCCACCACCGCGACGATGTCTTTAATCTTCTTCATCGGGGATTTGGTCCGGGAAGTTGGTGTCCTCGTCGTCTGGATCAATATCGTTGGTCCACCCTTCAGGCATTGTTGTCCTCCTCGCTGGATTTCATCGCCTGTTTCCTTCGCTCGGCCTCGATCTCCAACCGTTTCTCGGCGGCCTTGGCGCTCAGGTCCAGCACGCGGTTGGCTCCCTCGTGCCTCAGCTTCTGCTGATGCTCCTGCTCCTTCTGCCGCTGTTCCATCTCGAATTGCACCTGCCGCTGGGCAGTGCGTTGGGCGTGGGACTCGCGGGTGTTCTTCTCCTTCGCCTTGGCCAGCATCATGGTGGATTGCAGCTTGGCCGCCGCCTGCGGGTCGGCTCCCGGCTGCGCCTGGGCGGCCTTCTTCTGGGCCTCCTGCAAACGCTGGGAGAAGGCGCGGACGAAGTTCATCAGCTTGGCGAGGACCTTTTCCCAGGCCGCGACGCGCTGTTTCTCCTGCTTGTCCTCGGCCACGATCTTGATGTGCTGCTCGATGTTGAGCGCGATGTTGGACATGCCGACGATCTCGTCCTGGGTGGCCATCCCGCCCTTCTGCTGCGCCCGACGGATCACCAGCTCCAGGGTCTGGAGCAGGGTGTCCACGTATTCGATGTGGTTCATCCCGGTCTTGAGTTCGACCGGCAGGCCGAGCATCAAGGCACCGGCGGCCAGTTGGGCGTCGTGCTTGGAGTCCGTCACCTTCTGCGGCTCCAGCGGGACCAAAGACTCGGCCCGGCCCGGATCGTCGGTGATGGCCAGGGTGACATCGCGCAGGATTTGGCGCTGCGGCTCTGGGTCGTAGAGGCTGCGGAACTGCATCAGTTGCTCCGCGATGGTCATTTCCAAAGTCTTGTTGCCGGCCCCCAGCACGCGCTCGGGTTCGATCTCCCAGGCTTCGGGGACCAGCATCCGCTCGGGAACGTCCTGGGCCAGGCAGTTGGCGCGGAAAGTCTGTACCTCCGGGTCGCGCGAGTGCTTGAGCATGAACCGGCGGAATATTTCCCGGTCGCCGAATTCCTTGTAGCGATACGCCTGGTTCAGACCGGAGGAGATCATGGCGTTCATGGCCTGGATTTCGGCCATGACCTGGAACTTGGTTTTCTCGGTGCGATCCTTGGCCCCCGCCTGGGCCGTCTGCACGTAGGACGAACTGTGCTGGGTGATGATCCCCTGGTTCTGCTCCAGGAGCAGCTCGACCAGGTTGGCGTTGACCTGGAACCGCTCCTCGGCGGGGATGAACTGGATGGTCTCGTCAATGAATCCCTTGTCGATCAGCTCGACTTTGAGCGCCCGCTCCAGGTCGTCGGCGCTCTTGATGCGGAAATACATCATCAGCGCCTCGAACACCGCCTCGGAGAACTTGCAGCGCAGCCGGTTTTGCAGGTTGCACACCGCGTAGAGCAGGTAGCCGATGGACCGGATGCTGTGATAACGGAAGGGGGTGACGGCGGACAGGTCGGCGAATTGGAACGCGACGATCTCACGCCAGGACCGGGCGACCTTGCGCGCGCCGGAGGTGAACAGGAACTGGTTGCGGGCGAAGTCCACCTTGCTGTTCCACTCGGGCGGGCGGTTGATGCCGGTCGGCGTGCTCCAGGAATCCAGGATGATCCGGCGCTTCCAGCCCTCCTCTTTCCCGTCGTCGTCCCAGAAGTAGAAATCGAAGCAGTCGATGGTGGGGACCTGGTCCCCGGCGTAGAATCCGCCGTCGCCCTTCACCCGCTCAGCCATCTTCTCCGGGCTCCAGACCTCGGGCCAGTTGGTCCCCATGAGGGAGAGGGATTCGCGGTCGATGTATTCAATGCACTGGTCCACCAGCTTCATGTTCCAGCCGGCCCCGGTGGCCGCCTCCTGGTCGCGAGTCATTCGGATCAGCTCGGGGCCGGTGTAGCTGCGATAGACGGCGAAGAAGGGAAGGTTCTTCATGGTGAGCAGCGTCTGGGCCGGGACCAGCACGTCCTCCACCCCCAGCCCGTCCGGGCACCAGAAATCATCCTTGTCCCACGACTGCGCCCCGATGCCGTGCAGGATGTCCGAGCCGATCACGTTGCGCAGAGTCTCGAAGTAGCAGGGCGACCGCTTCATCACCTTGGCGATCTCGTGGGAGACAATGGAGCTGCGGGTGGTGCGTTTGTGCTT